ATACCAGCATCAGGTGCCGGAGATAACCATGTCCGAGTTCGTCGGCGCTCTCGTCGAGGGCGCCTTCGACCTCACCGGCCAGCTGCTCAACGCCAACGAGCAACGCAAACAAGCAGCCAAAAACCGCGACCTCCAAAACATGTACGGCGAGCACGGCATCGCCATCAAGGTCAAAGACGCTGCTGACGCTGGCATCCACCCCCTCTATGCGCTCGGCGCTAACACCTTCTCTCCCACTCCGATCAACGTCGGATCGTCCTTCGATCTCAGGGGCGTGGGTCAGAACATCAACCGCGCGATCACTGCTACGCGCGACCAAGAACAACGAGGAGACGCACTCGGCGACTTCATGCAAAAAAAGGACGCGGAAGCGGACGCCCGCCTCTACGGCAAAGAGATGGCGCAGCTGAACCTCGACCGCGCGAAAGTCGCGCTCGAAACCGATCACATTCGCAACGCCATCGCCGCCTCTCAGCTGATGCAGCTGAACAACGCCCAGGTCGGTCCTGGCCTTCCCTCTGCCTCCGGTTCCACAACGTTCATCGAAGGGCAACGCACCCCGCCTGTCGGCGTCATCAAGGTCGAACCCTCCAAGGTCACTTCCGCCAAAGCCGGCAACCCCGCCCACGAGGCCGGATCAACCCCGTCCATGAAGGTCTATGACACCGCTGCCGGCCCCATCGCGCTCCCCTCGCAACAAGCCGCGGAAAGCATCGAATCAATCCCGCTCGGCGGTCTCGGACTCATGCTCATCGACTCCGCCGGACAAGTTGGCCGCCGCCTCTCTGGTGGACCCCCGCCAAAGACTCCTCTTCCCGCATCTCACGAGTGGGCTTGGAACGCCCTCCGTGGATCTTGGTACGCCCGGCCAAGGGACCCGGGCGCCCCTCGCCAATCCACCTTCCGTCCCCCTCGCTACTAGTCCCATGGACTACTTCACCAGGAGCTTGCTATGCGCTATCGCCGCCGTGTTCGTCGTGTCGTTCGCCGTGTTCACTCTCGCCGTCGTGGTCGGGCCGGCCGCCGGACCCGTAGACCCCTTCGCATCGGAAACCGCCTCTGATGCTCTGCCCCCGCCCGTATCTGAAAGGCCTAGATGCCTTCGGCTGCGGGCAATGCCTGTCCTGCAGGATCAACCGACGCCGCCTCTGGACCCACCGGATGCTGCTCGAGCAGTACATGCACCCCGCTACGTGCGTGGTGGCACTGACCTACAAGGAGGACCCCGACGAGCTGCAGCCGCGCGACCTGCAGCTCTTCCTGAAACGCCTACGCCGCGCCATCTCGCCCAGGACACTCCGCTTCTATGCGGTCGGTGAATATGGCGATGAATCGCAGCGCCCGCATTACCACGCCGTCTTGTTCGGTGTTTGCATATCGGAGGAGGAAACCATCAATAAAGCCTGGGGCCATGGCTTCGTTTGCGTCCAGGAGGCCACTCCTGGCACGCTCTCTTACGTCGTGGGCTACGTCATTAAGAAACTCACCAAAGAGGAGGACCCTCGCCTTAAAGGCCGACATCCCGAGTTCGCTCGTATGTCTCTCAATCCCGGTATCGGCCGAAACGCATTACCTACTATCGCTTCGAAACTCAGTGACCGTCATGGAGCGAAGCTCATTGCAGATGCTCGCGACGTCCCGTCAGTTCTTTTGCTTGGACGCAAGAAACTCCCTCTCGGTCGTTACCTGAAATCTAAACTCAAGGAGGACCTTGGCTATGACCTGGCCGAACCATCGAAAGCTCTTCAGGAGAAACGCGCGGAAATGCACGCTCTGCGCGAGGCTTCGGGCTCTCATGCGCTTTTCAAGGCCATGAAACCTTTCATCGAACATCAGAAGATTCTGCAGGCTGAAACCAAACACCGTATCTACCGTCAACGGAGGTCAATTTGAAACGCTCGAAATTCTCCCTCTCGAATTACAAACTCCTCACCTGCGATATGGGCGAGCTCGTCCCCGCCGGTCTCATCGAGGTACTGCCTGGTGACTCCATCCAACAAGCGACTTCGCTGCTCGTGCGCGTGTCACCTCTCCTCGCTCCTGTCATGCATCCGGTCCAGGTCCGCGTCCATCACTGGTTCGTACCCACCCGGCTCCTTTGGGAGGACTGGGAAGACTTCATCACTGGCGGCCCGGATGGCATGGACGCCTCGCAGCCCCCTGGTGCTGTCGGCGGCCCGGCTATCGGGTCACTTCACGACTACCTTGGAATCCCGCCCGACATCAACGGCGCCGTCGGCTACTCCGTCCTCCCGATGCGCGCCTACACCATGATCTGGAACGAGTTCTATCGTGATCAAGACCTGCAGTCAGAGATCGTTTTTCCCCTCACCGGAGGCCCCGACGCCACCTCCTACCAGCTGCAGAACGTCTGCTGGGAAAAGGACTACTTCACAAGCTCTCGACCCTGGACCCAGAAAGGTCCCGATGTCACTGTCCCCTTCGCCACTTCCGCCCCCGTCGTGGGTGCTGGTGCACCTACCTTCAATGTCCCCTCAGGGACATCTCCATTGGTCACTACGACCGCGGGTGGCGGCATCAACCCCGTGTGGAACGCCGCTCAGGGCGCCATTGCAAACGCTACTTGGGCAACGACAAATCTCTCCGCTGATCTCACCGGAGCTACTTCCGTTTCCATCAACGATTTGAGAGAGGCTTTCGCCATTCAACGTTACGAGGAGGCACGAGCTCGATATGGTTCCCGCTACACCGAATACCTCCGTTATCTCGGAGTGCGTTCGTCTGATGCACGGCTACAAAGGCCTGAATATCTCGGAGGTGGCAAACAAACCCTCCAATTCTCTGAGGTGCTTCAGACTGCTCCTGACGCTGCTGATCCTGACATTGGCGTCGGAAATCTCAAAGGCCACGGAATCGGCGCCCTCCGCTCCAATCGCTATCGCCGCTTCTTCGAAGAGCACGGCTTCGTGCTCACGCTCATCAGCTGCAAACCCAAAACGATGTACGCGCAACAGCTTCCGCGCATTTTCAATCGGCGCACCAAAGAGGATTACTTCCAGCGCGAGCTCCAACACATCGGACAACAAGAGGTCGTCAACAAAGAGGTCTACGCCGCCCACTCCGACCCGGATGGAATCTTCGGCTTCCAGGACCGCTACGACGAATACCGCCGCGCGGAATCGTCCATCGCCGGCGACTTCCGCGATGACCTCACCTTCTGGCACTACGCGCGCATCTTCGGCTCCGAGCCCGCGCTAAATGCCGACTTCGTTAAGGCCGATCCCACCAAGCGCGTCAACGCCGTTACTGACCGTGATGTGCTCTGGATCATGGCCAATCACTCCGTCCAGGCGCGACGCATGGTCGCCGCCACCGGCTCTTCGCACATCTTCTGAGGACCCTCATGCGCTATGACGAATTCGGGAGAGAACTCCCCGATACCACGCCGGTCGCCCGCCCCGCGGGCTTCCGTCCCCCGCCTACGCTTACCGAGCAAATCCGCCGCATGGTTCGCGGCGAGCTTTCACAACAGGCCGCAGCTGCAGGCCAAGAAACCTTCGAGGAGGCTGACGACTTCGATGTCGATGACGACCCACCCGATCCCACAACCCCGTGGGAGCTCACCTTCGATCAACAATCCCAACCACGCACCGTGCAAACGATGCAAGAGGAGAAACCCGTTCCGGAGGTTGCCAAGAAACCCTCCGAAAATGAGGCCGCTCCGGCCGCCCAGTAACTAAAGACTTGACTGTTACTGTGCTAGGTGACACCGAGGAGGGAAATCATCGCTAAATCAATGACCTACAGACAGGCCCGGCGCGTTGCCCCTGTCAACGCTCGCGGAGCGGCTGGGCTTGAAACTCTCGACGATTTCCTCTCCGCCTCCCCGCGTGTCACCCTTCCCCTTCAAGACGAATTCCTAACGGCCGTCACGCAAGACTCGATCGGCGATGTCCTGCAGGACCTGCAGGACCTCGGCGATCGTCGCCTCTGGCACCCGGCGCCAGCCGTGGACCCCATCCGCACGCTCACAAGCCGCGCGGCACGCCTCAGGCTATCTACCCCCTCACCGGCCGTCGTTCGTCGCTTCAGGGCCCGATCTGACCCCCTCCTGGGCATCTCCTTTCGGGACCCGTCTCGCGTTCTCGTGTGCATCCGGCGCAAAGCCCGCCGGGAATCCATCTTCGCTTCAGGCCAAGCCGGTAGGCCTGGCCGCCGCACCAAACCCCGCCGGAATCCGAATTCCGGCATCAGCTGCAGGAGATAACCATGTCCGATTTCT